CTTGATCACAACAGAGTTTGCTCTTGTTGTACAAAACCCTGATGCACATTCAAAAGTGGCAAGTGTAGGCGCTTAGTAAACGGTGGGGGAGTTTCGGCTTCCCCATTTTAAAGGTTAATATATGTCAGTATTTTTTGATTTCAATCCAAACACTGGTGTCACACAAACGTTTGATTATGATCCCGTAACTGAAAATGTAAATTTAACATCGCACCAAGATTTAGATTTCTTTTTTAAGCAGATAAAAGATAAGCGTGATAATCCTGATGCATGGGCTAAAGGCGTTAAAGAATCGTTTGCACATTACGCAACAATACCTGCGGTAGTAGAGATAGAGCTTAAAAAAAAGGGGATAGATATTAACAACCCTAACCAAACAAAAGAATTGTTAAAAGAAATAAACGAAAACTATCCATATTTAAAAACAACAACTAAGATTATTAAATAATGGATTTAAACGAATTAAAAGAATGTCAGCTTGCAATACATAAGTTTATTGAAGCTAATGATTACAACAGCGCAATGCCTTTGATTTATTCGGTATTAGATATATATCCTGATGACGCGGCAACATTAAACTTTCTCGGTTATATATGGCTGGAAACTAAACAAGAATCGCTGGCTTACCAAATGTTTAGGCGTGCGTTACAAGAGCAACCAGCTAACAAAGCATTATGGACTTCACTTGGTCGTGCTTGTCATGAGATGGATAAGCCACAAGAAGCAATTAAATACTTTATTAAGTCGGCAGAGCTTGATCCGACCTATACACTTGCATTTTCTAACTTATCAGCTACTTTAGTACAGCTATCAGAGTGGGAACAGGCAGAGAAGGCCGCTAGGACTGCAATAGAGCTATCTAAAAGCGATTTAAATGCTCAGTTGAACCTAGCACATTGCCTACTAGCTAAAGGCGCGTATAAAGAGGGTTGGCAAGAGTGGAAAAAATCAGTTGGCACTAAGTTTCGCAAAGACCAAGATTATAATGGCGAAGCATCATGGAATGGTGAGGCTGGTAAGAATTTAGTTATCTATGGTGAACAAGGTTTAGGCGATGAGATATTCTACGCAAGTTGCGTACACAAAGCCAAAGATCTATCCGCTAAAGTTTATATTGACTGCGATGCTAGATTAGAGAATTTGTTTAAACGTAGCTTCCCTGATTGTGAAGTACACGGTACACGGCACTCACCGACACTAGATTGGGATGTAAGCGAGATAAATGCAAAGATACCTATTGGTGGATTGCCTGAATTTTTCTGCAACGATCCAAAAGAGTTTCCAAACAAGCCATTTTTAATTGCTGATAGTGAAAAGCGATTGATGTGGCGAGCATTGTTTAATTCATGGAATAAGAAAGTTATAGGCATTACTACACATGGCGGTTTAAAGCTAACACACGCCAGACATCGCAAACTGTTAGCTAGTGATTTAGCCCCATTACTTCAACGCAAAGACATACAGTTAGTATCATTGGATTACGCGCCTGAAACTAAGATAGATGGCGTTAAATACTTTGACACTGTAATGACATCGACTGACTATGATGATACGGCTGCATTGATTGCCGAGTTAGATATGGTGGTTGGAGTCCCTACTACTGCGTTACATTGTAGTGCAGCACTAGGGATTAAAACATTAACATTAGTTCCGAAGCATCATCAATGGCGATATGCAAGACCAAGTATGCCGTTCTATCAAAAAATGCAATTGATTTACAAAGATGATAAAGAATGGATTAATGTTATAAGGAACGCAGAAAAGCAATGTTAATTACAGACGAGTATCGCGTTATGCAAGCGGAATTACATAAGAACCCTAGTTACGGGGTTGCTAGTCAATTCTTTGCACCTATTGTTGATGACGTTATTAAAAACTACAACGTCAAAGAGTTACTTGATTATGGCGCAGGCAAATGTAGGTTAAAAGATAGTTTAACGGAGAACGTTAAATACACTCCGTACGAACCTAGTAATCCTTTATGGGATAAGAAGCCTGAACCATGTGAGATGGTGGCTTGTATTGACGTATTAGAGCATATAGAACCTGATTGTTTAACTGATGTGTTGGATGATCTGCAAAGGTTAGTTTTAAAGTACGGATTGTTTACCGTGCATACTAAGCCTGCTGTAAAGATATTGCCTGATGGTCGCAACGCTCACTTAATACAAGAACCTATGACTTGGTGGCAAGATAAGTTTGATAAAAGATTCAAGATAGTAAAACATTTAGAAATGGATAATGGCTTTATTGTTTTAGTTAAAAAATTATAAGGATTAAAATGGCATTTACTAATTACAATGAATTGGTTACAACAGTCGCAAGTTACTTAGCACGTAGTGATTTGACTAGCATCGTACCTACTTTTGTACAACTAGCACAAGAGCGTATGACTAGAGATTTAAAAACGCGCGAGATGCTTAAACTATCAACTACGACTGCAACTGATAGCACGGTAGAATTACCAATTGACTTCTTAGAGATGCGCGAGATTCATTTTCAGGGTAACCCTCCAGTAACATTAGAATATCAAAGTCCCGATAAGTTTTTCCGCAATCATTTAACAACAACATCTGGACAACCTTATTACTTCACTATCATTGGCTATGAGATGCAATTTGCGCCAACGCCTGACAACAATCAGGTATTGCAAATGCTTTATTACAACAAGCCAGCATTCATCTCACCAAGTGTATCAAGTAACTTATATCTAGCTAACTATCCTGATGCGCTTTTATACGCAACATTAGCTGAAGCAGAACCATACTTGATGAACGATGCTAGATTACAAGTATGGGCAAGTATGTACGAACGCGCTATATCCAACATTATGAACAACGATATTGGTAAGAAATTCCCCAATACTGCTTTAAACGTAACTTTAAGATGAGGAAACATCATGGCTGAAATTAGTAATTATCTAGAGCAGGCTCTAATCAACGCAACAATCCGCAACACTACTTATACAAGCCCAGCGACAGTTTATGTTGGTTTGTATACAACTGATCCTACAGACGCTAATACAGGCACAGAAGTATCAGGTGGCTCTTATGCACGTCAATCAGTAACTTTTGGCGCACCTTCTGACGGCTTATCTGCAAGTGATGCTGACGTAACATTTACGCAAGCTACTGCTAACTGGGGAACCGTTGGTTGGATTGGGTTATTAGATGCTTCTACAAGCGGTAATTTGTTATATCACACAGCTTTAGATTCTGCTAAAACAATTGAAACTAACGACATATTTAAGATTGCATCAAGCAATTTAACGGTTCAGTTAAGTTAAGGGCATAACATGGCTTTAGTATTAGGGGATAGAGTACAAGTTACAACATCAACTACAGGCACAGGCACGCTCACGCTTGGATCTGCTGTTACTGGATTTCAAGATTTTACTGTAATAGGCGATGGAAATACTACTTATTATACAATCACAAATAGTACCGCATGGGAAGTTGGTGTTGGAACATATACGGCTTCTGGCACTACTTTGGCTAGAACTACAATCTTATCTAACTCAAATGGTAACACATCACCAATCACGCTATCAGGCGATAGTAACGTATTTGTTACTTATCCAGCAGTTGCCGCCTCAGATGCAGCATTACCTACTCAATCTGGCAATGCAGGTAAATTTTTACAAACTGATGCCACGAATGCAACGTGGGAAGTAGCTGGTGACTTACTAGCTGCAAACAATTTATCTGATTTAGCAAGTGCTGCAACATCGCGTGTTAATCTTGGTGTGGAAACTGGCATAACAGGAAGTTCTATTTTACCATCAGGCACAACTGCTGAAAGAGATGGGAGTCCTTTGGCTGGCTATATACGATGGAACTCCACAGATGGCTCAACAGAAGTATACGACGGTGCGGCTTGGGTAGCAGTCGGTGGTGGTGGTCCTAGTCTTGGGACAGACAGCATCATACGAACAAATGCACAAACTATCAGTGAAAATATAACAATACCATTAGGTACAAATGGGATGTCAATTGGTGATATTACAATTGCCGATACTTATACCGTGACGGTTAATGGCAGATGGATTGTAATCTAATGAAAGCAAACAGAGGGGTAGCATAATGGCTTCTAATCTAACAGTAGACACCTTAACAAAAGGGGCTGTGACTTTAAACACAGATGAGATTGTAGATACGAATTCAACGCAGGTCTGTAAGGCTTGGGTAAACTTTAACGGTACGGGAACTGTAGCGATACGTGCATCTTACAATGTCAGTTCTATTACAGATAATGGGACTGGTATTTATACTGTTAACTTTACTACAGCAATGGCGGATGTAAATTATGCAGCGCCTTGTTCTAGCTGGTATCCTGCAGTAACTTCTTCTTTTATGGGCGTATCCACAAGAGCAACTGGCTCTATTCAAGTAGGCACGGTAAATCCAAGTGGAACCGCTATAGATGTAACAGAGGTTCATTTAGCAATCTTTAGATAAAGGAAAACAAAATGACACAAAGAATTTTAATTACAAATGACGGCGGGGCTTCTATTGGAGTCATCGTTCCTGCTTCACAACACACAGCTGAGTTTTGTGTAAAAGATGTACCAGTTGGCTCTAAGTATAAGATTGTAGAAGCTAATGACGTACCTTCGTCGAGGTTATTTCGCAATGCTTGGGAAGAAACAGATGTATCTGATTGGAAGGTGAAAGCGTAATGACTAGCTCAGTCGTATCAGATAACTTTGAAACAAGTACAGGTGCTATCCCTACTCTAGGTGGTGATTCTGTAGAAACTAGGTTATGTCGTGCATGGGTAAACTTCAATGGTGAAGGCACAGTAGCTATTAGGGATAGTTATAATATTAGCTCTCTTACTGATAGAGGAACTGGTCTTTACACTATCTCGTTTTTAACGGCTATGTCTGATGCTAATTATTCTGCGGTGGCTAATGGTGCGCTTACCTCATCATCTAACCCAGCCGCTCGCAACAGGATGGCTTTAACTACTGGTTACACTACAACAGCTATGTATGTAAATACCTTTACGACAGCAGACGTAGCTGATGATGTTGAGTTGGTAGTAGCACAAGTATTTGGAAACTAAAAGGAAAACAAAATGATTACAGTAAATAATACTAAAGCAGCAGAAATTACCAAATCGGCTATCAGAACCTACCGCAAGCCTTTACTAGAAGCACTTGATGTTGACTACACGCGAGCAGTAGAAGTTGGTGGTGATACCTCAGCTATCGTAGCCAGCAAACAAACTTTAAGAGATATGACAGCCACCACTGATGGCAAGAGTGTCGATGAGTTAAAGGCTATTGTTGAAGGGTTAGTCTAATGGCTAGCGTAATAAGAGGAAGTGATGACTTCGATTCTGGTACAGTTGGGAAGGTGTTGCAGGTTGTAAGTACTACTAAGACAGACGAATGGTCAACCACAAGTACCAGCTATGTTGATGTTACAGGTCTGTCTGTGACAATAACCCCAACATCAGCAACAAGTAAAATACTCGTAACAGTACAAGTAGCAATGGGAGGTAGTGAAAGCTCAACATGGAGTGGTGGTCAGATGCGCCTGTATAGGGATGCAACCAGTATAGGTGAATCAACTGCAACCACAGGGAGTACCGCTGGAGCTAACTTTGGTGGTGGCTCTGGGATGCGCATAAGAGACCTATATGCCACTTGGACTGCAGGAGGGGGCTTCTTAGACTCTCCAAGCACTACGGCAGCCACTACGTATAAGGTAAAACTTGCTGCTGTGAATTATGGTGGCACTACTGTCTATCTTAATCGGGCAGGTACAAGTACCTCCGCTTACTCAGGGGTGGGAACATCTACAATAACAGTTATGGAAATAGGAGCATAAGATGAGAGATACAGCAATTAGAACCATACACACAAATGTTGTTACGGTTAATGGTGAGAGAGATGCTACAGATGCTAATGGTACTATAGTAGTCTTAGACGAAGCGTTAATTACAGCAGAAGTAGCTCGCCTCCAAGCAGAATACAATAGTAAACAATACTCACGAAATAGGGCAGAAGCATATCCATCCCTAGAGCAACAAGCTGACATGGCTTACTGGGACAGACAGAATGGTACTACTACTCTTGATGATGCTATCACTGCGGTTAAGATTAAATATCCAAAAGCTAACTGATGTTCGGTATATCCGCATTCTCACAGATACCGTTTAGCTCTTTAGCGCAAACTATTGTATTAGGATCTGCGGCTATTGTAGGAAGCTCAGATGTAACAGCTTTAGCGTTTGCAATTCGCACAGATTCAGCACAGATTACAGGTAACGCTCAAGTTGAGGCTAATGCCTTTGCTATCTTTACTGATTCAGCGTCTATAAGTGGCGTAGGAAGCGTTGTTGCTAGCGCAGTAAGGGAAAGGTTAAGCTCAGGTCAAATAAATGGCTTGGCGATCGTTATAGCAAATTCTACGCGTGTTCGTACAACTTCAGGAGCAGTCACAGGCTTTGCGGTATTTAATGCTAACGGTGCGCCAATAGGCAAAAACTGGACACCTATACCAGTAGAAAACAATACATGGAATGATATAGTTATTGGCGACAATAATTGGACAGAAGTTTCATCGGACACAAACATTTGGAATCGAAAAGGATAGATAATGGCAAAAAACAAAATTAGCGAATGGTCAGCAACGCCAGCAAACAATACTGACGTTGGTGGAGTAGATATTGCCGAAGGATGTGCGCCTAGCGGCATTAACAACGCAATCCGTGAAATTATGGCACAGGTTAAAGATTTAGTAACAGGGGCAGATGCTGATAATTTAACGGTAGGTGGTAATTTAACTGTTAATGGCACAACAACTTTAACAACCGACCTTCCTATAACTAGTGGCGGTACTGGGGCTTCAACGGCTTCTGATGCTCGTACAAACTTAGGCTTAGGCACTATTGCAACACAAGCGGCTAACAGCGTGGCTATTACTGGCGGTGCTATTACAGGCATTACCGATTTAACTGTAGCGGATGGTGGTACAGGGGCTTCTACACACACTGCAAACAGTGTACTGATTGGGGAAGGTACTTCTGCTATATCATCTGTTGCTCCTAGTACATCTGGCAATGTATTGTCATCTGATGGCACTAACTGGGTAAGTGCTGTCCCAGACCCTTCTCTTGGTGTAGGGCAGACATGGCAAAACTTAATAGGCAGTAGAGCTGCTGGGACTACTTATACAAATTCTACAGGCAGACCAATTATGATTTCTATATCTGTAAATGGTCCAGCAAGTACATCTATAAACTCTTTAACTATATCTGGCGTTATAATTGGGTATGTATCAGGTGATGATAATTATAACCCTAGACAAACCATAAGTGCAATTGTACCTGATTCAGCTACTTATGTATTTTCTTCTGGGTGTCCTGTAATATCATGGGCTGAGTTACGTTAAGGATATTAAATGCCAATACAAAACATTACATTTACAGAATGGACACCTGATCAACCTTCTATTGTAGAGAACATTGCTTATGTTTTTAATGTTATACCAGCAGGGGTTGGTTATAATCCTTTCCCATCTCCTGTAAATTATTCAAACGCGGCAAGTGAAAGTTTAAGCAATGTATTTGCTGGAAGGTTTGCATCAACAACTAACGTATTTGCAGGCGGCATAACTAAGCTATTTAAGTTTGATTCTGCTACGCTAGATTTAGATGATGTATCAAAATCAGGTGGTTATTCAAGCATCGTGAAATGGAACTTCACACAGTTTGGCAGTAGCGTTATTGCGGCTAACAATGTTAATAAATTACAGGTTTACACACTAGGCTCTAGCACAACATTTTTAGATGCGGCAGCTAATGCACCAATTGCTGAATATGTAACGGTAGTGAGAGATTTTGTTGTAGCTGCCAACTTAGATTCAGGCACTAACGCAAATAAGGTTCAATGGTCAGACATAAATGATGAAAGCGATTGGACAAGTGGCGCAACATCGCAGTCAGACTTTCAAATTATTGCAGACGGTGGCAACATTCGCGGTATCACAGGCGGTGAGTTTGGCTTAGTGTTATTAGATAGCGCAATTGTTAGAATGTCTTACATTGGATCGCCTTTTTTCTTTCAATTCGATACTATTGCTAAAGGCTTAGGTTGCGTAGAAGGTAATTCTGTTACCAAGTATGGAAACACTACTTTTTTCTTAGGCGAAGAAGGTTTTTATTCGTGCGATGGTTCAACCGTAACGCCTATTGGTAACGAAAAGGTAGATAGATGGTTTTATGAAAACGCTAACCCTGCTAAATTTTCTAATATGTCAGCAACGGTTGATCCGTTTAAGAAAATAGTGATATGGAACTTTGAAACTACTTTTGCTAAACGTGGGCTTATGATATACAACTGGCAAGTGCAAAAATGGTCTTATGGCGAATCAGATGCAACGGTTGTGGCTCAATCAGCTTCGGCAGGTAGCACTTTAGAAGGCTTAGCAATTAACTATGTCGTAAACGCAGGCTCTTTTGTAATAGCTCAAGAATATACCATTACTGAAATAGGCGACACAGACTTTACGCTAATCGGTTCTGCTTTAAACTTGGTAGGCGCAAGATTTACTGCTACAGGCGCTGGAACTGGTACAGGTAATGCTGTAGATTTAGCGGCTGCATCTGCGGCTGGGTTTACTTTAGATACCTTAACCACCTCATTAGATTCACCATTGTATACAGGCGGTAAGACTGTATTATCAGGTGCAATTGATGACACAATTGTAACGTTTACGGGCGACAACGCTCCAGCTAGGATTGACACAGGCTCTTTTGGCAGCCAATTTACAACGGTGATTAAATTAGCTAGACCAATCATTGATGACGGATCTGCGGATGTTGCTGTATTAAGTCGAAATTTATTAAATCAAGTAGTTGACTTTGGTGCTTACATTCCTGCTGATTTAGAGAATAGAGTTTCATTAAGAAGCGGTGGGAAATATCATCAATTATCAGTTATTCCAACAGGTGATCGTTGGTCTAACATTTTGGCAATTGAGGTAGACTTAGCTGAACAGGGCGTTAGATAATGTCAGTTAATCAGCGATACCGAAAATTAA